ACTGACTGGAAGCGCCTGCGGCTCCAGTCAGTTGATTACATTTTACTGTAGTCAGTTGAGCATTAAATTGCTCAACCCTCGAGACAGCCTCTCCCCTCGAGGGGAAGGGTACTCCAATCCGCGATCACTAAAATAAGGGGAATTCTCCCCTATACCGTACTTTCGTGCGATATTAATTAGTGACTCTTGGACATGCCACCAGGAATGATCTGTGATAGTCTCTATAGGCTTCACAGGTACGAGGATGGGAACAACATAAGCTTGAATATCGTGATCGTAAAGAACACGATTCTCATAGCGAATGAGGTTACCAAACTCCATATCGACATACTCACAACATCCTTGACAGTTAGGATTGTTTGTCAAAGACAAACGTTTTCCAAGCCATCGAGAGACGCATGAGTATAGATATGCGGAGGTTTCAGCAAATCCATCTATTCTAAGGCTTTTTGCCAATGAACAGAGGGATAAGCAGTCGGAGTAGGAGGCGATACTACTAACCTTCACACGATGAGGTGTAATATTGATACCTAAATAGGCATCAACACCACAGGATTCTCGAAAGAATCCATGTCTAAAGGTCTTATTCATGTTGGGAATTAACCCAGCCTGGACAAGTCCATAGATAGCACCATCGTAGAACTTAGTAGGAACGATAATATCGTCTCCGAAGACATAAACATCATCACAGTACTGACCATGACGACATAATATGCCAGCACGAACCAGACTCCAAAATACCAAACTTTCCACAGGGAAAGTTAGGCAGTTGCCCATAGGGGCAAACATATGGAGATCTTCATAACGACCGTCTAACAGCGCTACCCTAGTTGCTCGAGTCGAACATAGATACTTAGAAGAACTACCAAAAAGGTAGTTCACTAAGTCTAGTCCTACACGATCACTAGCTTCCTTTAAGTCAATCGTGACATATGATTGATCAAGGGAGGAGAGCTGAGCTAGCGAACCATTAATCTTTTGATCGTCGAAGTTAATTCGACCCCTAGTAAGGGAATGGGACACAATAGCTCGCTCGAGTATAGCACGTTGTCCTTGCTGAACCCATATGGCCTCAGATGGATGCACGCTTATTAGGCGTGGTCCACGAGAGTCCTTCGGCACAGCAATCATCCTGCAATCAATATGATCAGCAGAATGGTAACTA